ACTATCAGACAAGAAAGACTGATAGGCAACATTTGGAAGTTCTCTAAAGTATCCCATTTCAGTATCCTACTCCTTCTGTTCCCGAATAATCGCCAGCATAAATTGGTTCCAGTTCTTTAAATCCTAAATCCATTACCATAGAAACTGGTGTTCCTCCTCCTTGATCATTAGAACCTCCATAAGTAGCATAAGTTCCTTCACCAGTGTAATTGACTGACATATCCGTAAGGAAACATTGTTTAAATTTATGTAAGAATGGATGAGGTGATCCGCCTTTCATATATGCCAACTCAAAAATATGTGGCGTGGATAGATACATACCCATACTTCCACCTGGAACAATGCTACTTTGACCACCAAATCCAGTATCTGATGCTCCTGGTGCCATATTTATTTTTAACAATCTTATAATATTTTTAACTTTTTCTGCCTCTGTTTTATTTCTTGGTGTTAATTTAAAAGAAAACTTAAATGATCTTAAGGTGACACCATCAAACAACAATTCCATATTTGGGTTTAGAATATTACCAGTTTCTCTTGCCAATAATTGAGATGCTGTAAGATTTCCACCAAAAGGTAAATTTGCTGCGGAACTTGCTAGATTTCTTATATAGTATTCTTTAGACGCAGGATCTAATAGAGCATTTGTTCCACTCTTTAGGAGAGTGCTAATTGCTGTTCCAATATCTTTTTCGGTTCTCATAGTGCTTAGAGCGATTCCGAGAATATTAGCAGTTAATCCATCTAGACTTCCTTCGGTATATTTTACGGAATTTCCGTCTTGAATATTTGATGGTATTGGTAGAATTATAGTTGCTCCCTGATTTTTAATATTTTTTATACCTGAAAATGAAATACTAGGATCAGAAACTTTTAGTACTCCCATTTGAGCTTGTTGATTTCTAGCAAATTTTCTATTACCTGGCGTATCAGATAAACTTACAGGATTTCCATCTGGACCTATGTAATTAATCTGATTTTGTATGGTTCCTACTCGAGTATTGCCGATAATTTCTCCTGGATTTATTTTTGTACTTGCTGTATACTTTACAATATTAATTCTTAAATAATCCGTTGTTTCATGTATTGGTGCATAAGGATATCGCAGATCTTTATATCTATCTTCTCCCTCTCCTATAAAATTTGGATTTTCCATTTATCTTTTTCTAACTATTTAGAAGCACTTTGTGAAAAATCACCATAAGACAGTCTTATCATATCTTCTTTTTCTTCTTGTTGTATTTCATAAACTGGACTAATAATCTGATCCCAACTATATTGTCTTCTATTTTCGTCAACTTCCTCATCTCTTCCCCAGTGTAAATTGACCCCAACAAATCCCCAATCAAATACCTTCACTACACCTACTAGTGGATAAGGATCATAAATTATGTCCGGTGTTTTGGCATTATAAACAAAGGTATAAAGACCACCAGGAATAACACTTCTTTTACTACTTGGCTGTAGTGTTTGTTGTATGGCATCCATTATATCTGCCTTATTGTCAACACCAGTCATTGCATCAACTATTTCACGAACACGATTACTATTATCGTTAGTTGGATTTCCTGTTTGTCTTTGTTTAAGTGTTTTTCTTGGCATTACTTAATACCTAAGTCTGATTCCGTAAGGACCTTAAACTCATAACCACGATCTAGGCACCACTCTTCTGCTGCCTTCCACTTTGCCTGATTCTTGGCATACTCAACGACTTCATAGATATATGCTTTTGTCTTTCTTTTCTGAACCTTTGGTTCCACACACTGTTTTTGTGGTTTAATCTCAATAATCATTTTTTTGATTTTACCACTAGATTCTTTGACCTTAATATAAAAGTCTGGGAAGTATCTGTGGTATCTATTGTCCAGTGGTGATCTGTAGGGAATAACAACCTCCTCACTAGAATATTCTATAATGTTTTTATTCATATCGCAGTAGTAGAGAAATTTTCTTTCCCAACTACTTCTATAAATGATATTATAAACATCTCCTTTATATTTTTCTGGATTTGATGGTTTATATTTACCTTGTAGATATTCTTTCTTAGGCATTTTTCCATCCTTTAACAGATTTTCTTTTTCCTTGCATCAATTCGCAAACATGACCACTACTTAATTTGTGCTCCCTACAAAAATGCGATAAGCAAGAAAATTCAACTATTTTACCATCTTTAATTAAAGCACCTTTTTTGTGTAAAGATGGTCTTTTTGTTCCAGTAGCACTTTTACTCATTTTATCTTTCGTTTTTTGAGAATGCTTTTTTCCACTCATTCCGTGATTTTTTAACCTTTCTTTTCTTTGATCTTTTGAAAGATTATTCCAATAAAGTGCAGTAGTATTTGACATTTTTTTTATTGTTTTATCATTATAACAATCCCATTTTTCATCTTTAGTTGTATCAAATTCAATTGGTCCATTATCATCAATATTAAGAGATTTGCTCAAATTTTTCGTGTCAAATAACATAGGAATTTATAAACTTACATTCCCATTTATTTATATCTAAATACTTAATAATGTAAGACTCGTATAAGGTATTTAGAGTGGCAGAATCGCTAATTCAAAATTACAAGATGAGGACTCTTAACAGATCCGATCTTGTAACACCATCCTTATCAAATCAATATCAGGTTTATATTTCTGGAATACCTAAAAAAATTCTTTCATATTTGGAGGGAGATTATGGAGTTGATAGTAGTTGGATCAATAGAAATGTAGGATTAATGTGTGCAGAAGCAACTTTACCAACGAGTTCTTTTGCAACCTCTGAAGTAAAGGATAATTTTCAGGGTATTAATCAACAATTTGCTCATACGAGACTATATGTTGACAGTGATTTTACTTTCTATGTTGATTACAATTATAATATGATAAAATTTTTTGAGGGGTGGATGGATTATATTTCGGGAACAGATCAAAAAGTTCCTAGTAATAGTAAAGGATATTATCGTAGATTTAATTATCCAAATGATACTGAAAGTGGATATAAAGTTGATACATTGTCAATAACTAAATTTGAACGAGATTATCAACGAAGCGGAACATATTTACAATATGATTTCTTCAATGCTTTTCCTAAAGGAATGAGTGCCATTCCAGTTTCATATGGATCTGCTGATTTGGTAAAAGTCACCGTTACTTTTGCTTATGATAGATATATCATGAATCAAAAGGATAAAGCATCTAATGCTCCTGCACCTCCTCTTAACCCAGAAACAAAGGCAAAACCAAGACCAAAAAATACTGATGGAACAATTGTAACCAGAGGTGGAACTAAAATACCTCAAGGCAATTTTAAATCAAGTTTATAAATCGTCAATAAATAATCACAACTGAACTTATAATGGGTTAGTATGCCTTTACCAAAAATTAATACCCCAACCTATGAGTTGGAATTGCCTTCTAATGGAAAAAAAATCAAGTATCGTCCTTTCCTTGTAAGAGAAGAAAAAATCCTTATTATGGCGCTGGAATCTGAAGATATGAAGCAGATTTCTAATGCAATTAAAACTGTTATTTCCGACTGTATCCTTACAAGAGGAATTAAGATTAATGATCTTTCTACTTTTGATATTGAGTATATATTCTTAAATGTAAGAGCGAAATCTGTTGGAGAATCTGTTGAGGTTAATGTCACTTGTCCTGACGATGGAGAAACACAAGTTCAGGTAGAAATTGATATTGATAGCATTCGTGTTCAAAAGAATCCAAAGCACACCAATATCATTAAACTAGATGATGATCTTTCCCTCAAAATGAAATATCCCTCTCTGAATCAGTTTGTTGAAAGTAATTTCGAAACATCAAACAATGATAGTGATGTTGATAAATCACTTGATGTAATTGTTTCTTGTATTGATACGATTTATAATGAAGAAGAATCTTGGTCTGCATCAGATTCTACAAAAAAAGAATTGCAAGAATTTGTAGATCAGATGAATACAAAACAATTTAAAGAGATTGAGAAGTTTTTTGAGACTATGCCAAAGTTATCTCATATCATTGAAGTAACAAATCCCAATACAAAAGTGAAAAGTGAAGTTGTTCTGGAGGGTCTGGCAAGTTTTTTCAGCTAGCGATGGCGCATGAAAGTCTTGAGAACTTTTATAAGACCAATTTTGCCTTGATGCAACATCATAAATACTCATTAACAGAGTTGGAAAATATGATACCTTGGGAAAGAGAAATTTATGTATCTCTTCTCCAGCAATATATTGAGGAAGAAAACCTGAAGTATCAGCAAAAGAATGGCATTTAGTAGTCAGGCATTTAGGGCACCATCGTTAACATCAAGACCTAAATTGGGGAAGACTACTGTTTCCTCTTCAGTTTTTCGTGGAACTGCTGCGGCAGTAAGTTCCCCCAAGGCTATGAAAGTTCCCAAAGGAATGGGGTATGATAGCATTTATCGTGGTTCTAATGTAGATCCTAAAAATCTAAAGCAAGAATCTACACCTGTTGAACAAACTCTAGTAGAAACAAATAGAATTCTTGTAGAAATACAAAACCAGTTAGCGATTGATTTTGCCTCTAGGATTGCGAGAGATAAAGAAGAAGTTAATAAAATAAGAGCAGTATCCGATAAAAAGAAAAGAGCAGAAGCAGAAAAGGGTGCTGAGGCAGTCAAAAAAACTGGTGGTATTATAAGTGGAATAGGCAATAAAATACTTGCTCCTGCAAAGGGAATATTTGATAAGATAAAAGATTTTTTAGCAATAGTCCTTACTGGATTTTTAGTTAATAAAGCACTTCCTTGGTTGGCGGCAAATCAAGGCATTATTGATGGGATATTTAAGTTTCTTGCCAATCATTGGAAGAAGATACTTTATTTGATTGGTGGTATAATAATATTCAAGGTTGTTCGTAAGATTATAAAAATCTTTAAGGCAGTCAAGGCTGTTGCAAAGTTCTTAAAGAATGGAATAAAAGCATTATTCAATATCTTCCGAAAAGGTGGAAGAGTGATGGGTGCTATGAGAGGAGCACTCAAAGGTGGACAAGGAGTAAAAGGTGCATTAAAAGCAGGACAGAAGGCATCACAAAGGTTTGGTGCAAAAGCGGCACAATCTGCGGCAAAGAAAGCAGCAGCAAAAACTGCCGCAAAAGCGGGTGCAAAGGGTCTTGGTAAAGCGGTATTGAAAAAGATTCCTCTGATTGGATTGGGTGCTGGTATATTGTTTGGTGCTCAAAGAGCACTTGCTGGTGACTTTGTGGGTGCTGGTATGGAACTGGCATCTGGTGCTTCTGGAACTGTTCCTGGTTTGGGAACTGCTGCATCTGTTGCGATTGATGCGGCACTAGTAGCAAAAGATGTTGGTGCATTTGATGGTGTCGGAAAAGACGGAACAGTTCTAGGAAAAGATGTTGGCGACAAAGACACAGTTGATACCAAGTTAACTGTTGGTGAAACAGTTGTACCCAAAAAACAAAGTAAAGAATTTAAACCGTTCCTAAACGATATCATCAATAATGAAGGTGCATTGTTTAAGGCAATGGATTTGTCATTTAAGATGCAAGAACAAAACATTAAAATGTTTACCGATATAAATGAAAAGTTTGATAATGTTCTGACATCCTTTGACAATATTATTGATGGTATGAAATCTAGTAGCACAACAATTAGTACTGGTGGAGGGGGTGGAGGCACTTCTGCAAGCACAGCAGCAGCATCTATATCTCCACCTACTACTGGTGGAGGAGACACATCACAAAAACTAACACCGCCTATGGATGATGGTGAAGGAACAATCACCACATTACCAATGTTGCCAGATACTTCATCAAATATTTCTGAGGCAAAAGCAGCAGCACCACAAGGTGGAGATTCTGTTCCTGTTCTGGATGCCGAAGATTCTGATAATTTCTATGTTGAATTTATGAAAAAACAATTTGGAATATTTGGAGCTTAGTAAATGGAAACCAGACAGGTAGAACAACTAAAACTAAATGTTACAAATATAAAAAGTTTCTTAGTATCTTCAAATAAAGAAAGTCAAAAGATTTCGGCACAAAAGTCTTCACTTATAAGAAGACAAGAACAATCTGAGAAAAGAAAATTAAAAGAAAAAAATATAGAAAGTGTTCCTGGTTCTGGAACTGCCGGAAATATTTTTAGTAAGATTACCAGTCCTGCCACTAGTTTTCTTGATAAGATATTAAATTTTGCGGGAAGTATTTTACTTGGTGTAATTGTGAATAACTTACCTGCAATAATAGCAAAAGCAGAAGAAGTTATTAATGTTGTTAAACCACTTTGGGATGGAGCAGTAAAAACTATTGGATTTATATTCAATACTTCTAAGACCATATTTGAGGGTGTAGTATCGTTCTTTAATCCCAAAAAAGTAGAGAGTGAGACGCAAGAAGTTACCGCAGAATTAAACTCATTGGAAAAAGAACTTGACTTTGATGAAAATATATTGGGAAATCTTGGACCTCTTCCATCCGAAGAAGAGTTTGAGCAGGATGAGGTTGAAGAAATAACTGAGAAAGTTCCAGAACCAGTTAAAACTATAATTCCGGTAATTCCTTTCAGTCCACCAGAACCCCAAAAGAGAAATGAGGGTGGGGAAATTATTAGAACAACGCAACCAAATCAATCACCTCCCAAATCTTCTGAGAATATTAGGCACCCATTCCAAAGATTATATAATAATGTTCATATGAATCGTGATACATTAGAATTATACAGAAAAAATATAGACAAATATGAAAAGATTAATGAAAAACTTAAAGGTATTAGTCTCGGAGGAGGAGCACCTACTAGTGGAGGACCTCCTTTCAGTCCCGATCAAACACCAGTACCAGTAAATGTTGGACCAATAAAACCAGGAGGAATGTTAGATTTTATAGGACATGGTGATGGTGCCACTGGTAGATTGATATTGAAAGATGCTAGCGGTAAGAAAGTCGGTAGTTGGGAAGCTATCAGTGGTGTTCTAAGAACTGCTGGAACATCGCAAGCAGAAAGAACAAATGTTTCTGGTAGATTATATCCACTTCCCGATGGAACCTATCCTTTGGTTGCATATGCAAGACACGGATTTGTTAAGGGAGTTGGAACCTGGTCCACTTTTATTAATAATGCTTCTGGCGCAATCGGAAGAAGAAGTGCTGTTATGGTTCATAATGATATTGGTAGTAATGGAACAGCAGGTTGTATCGGTGTTGAACTTGGAGGAACATCTGGAACTAAGGCAGAACAAGCATTTTTAACTTTATATGAGGCAGTAAAACCAACATCGGTAAATGTTTCAATAGGAAAGGGTGCTAAAAAGAATCAAAGTTTGAAACCCAAACCAAGAGTGACACCTGATAATGTTCCAGTATCGCAAGCACAAAAGAATAAAGGTAAGACGAAGACTGTTATTATTCCAGTAGAAGTCTCAAAACCTGTCCCAATTTCAACTAGTTCTAATAATGGATCTACTATATTAAATACTTCTAAGTCTAGATCTAGAACATCAAATTCTCTTCACAACATACCATAAATGTCAGCAGCACAAAGTTCTATATACGAGAAGTTTATAATCATATCAGCAGACGGACAAAATCGTGCTGATATTGCTGAGGCACAGTTTAGAGTTATAAGTTTTGATTACTACGAGAATATCTTATCCCCCTATATTACTGGGACGGTGGTTATATCAAGCACCTCTGGTTCTGCAAAATCAAACGATGATAAGCAAAACAGATTGGGAGCACTTCATAGTTCATTACCTCTTCGTGCTGGTTGTACTCTTCTTGTAAAAATAAAAACAGAAGTTGGTGAGGCATTGAATTTTTCTGTAGAATCTGATGAGTATAAAAAACTCTATGTAACTGATGTGAGTGTCCTTGATAAAAATTCCACATCAGAAACATTACAAATTAGATTTGCATCTAGAACTGCATGGTTAAATGAGACTAATAAAATAACTAGAAGATTTACTGGAAGCATTAGCGATTCCGTCAAAAAAATACTTAAGGTTGACTTATCTTTTAAGGATGAGCAAATAAAGATTGATCCCTCTAGTAATTCATATTCTTTTGAGGGTATGAGAAAGAGACCGCTTGATTTGATTTCTATGCTTTGTATTAGAACCGTTCCATCAAGTGTCACAAATCCTGGTTATTTCTGCTATGAGACAAGAAATGGATTCAATTTTGTTTCGGCAGATAGTTTAATCAATCAGGATCCATTTGAAAGAGTTTATACTTACAATGGAAAAGTGGTGGCATCCGCAGAATTGAAAGACGATTCTAATAACTATAAGATTGCATCCCTGAACACTCTTAAAGATCAAAGTCTTTTGTCTCAAATTCGTACCGGAGTTTATTCGTCAAAGAATGTATTTTTCAATCCTGCCACCTATGGATTTACGGAGATTGATATTTCCGTTGAGGATAAGAAATTAACACAAGACCCTAAGTTTTCTTCACTAGGTAAAAAAGAAGGAGCACCACAATTCTTGTTTGGAGGTAAGAACGGAAAGAAATATCACAGAATACAATCGGCAATTTTTAATGTGGGTGCAGAAGGATTGTCAAAGGATGTAAATAATAGTCCGGAACTATATTATGCTGCTGGAAGCACGAGATATAATATTATGTTCTCGCAGATTCATTCTGTGACCATTCCTTGTAATACAGATCTTGAAGCAGGCGGATTGCTTAAATTAGAAATTGAATCTAATTCTCAAGATAAAGAACAAGGACCAGATGAAGTTCAGAGTGGAAACTATATAATTCAGGCACTCCGTCATCACTTTGACCCAAATAAATCCACCACATCAATGAATTTAATTCGTGATTCTTATGGTTTACACTTTACCAAATCCAATTAATAAGTCTAATGGAATCTAATAACACTGATGGTATAAAATTTTTTGGTGCTAACTCCAACGAATGGATAGGTATTGTATTGAGTGCCGAATCTCAGAAAGAACAAATACAAGGAACTGGTGGTTTTGGGTGTAGATATAAAGTCGCAATAATGGGGCACCACCCAACAGACCAGGCAGAAATTAAGGATGAAGATATTACATATGCACTAGTTCAGTTTGGTGTATGTGACGGCAGTGGTGCCGCAAATAAAATGAGAACACCAAGAATATCTCAGGGTGACGTTGTAAGAGGAAAGTTCCTGGATGGCTCTGGTAAACAACAACCAATTATTGAGGGTGTTCTTGGTAGAACTTCTGGCACTCGTTATGGTAAGGGAAGATTTGAGTCTAAAACTGGATTTTGGGGAGGATTAAAACCAGGAAATCTTTTAGAGAGAGATGAGGCAAACGAGACCAGTACTCCTCCTTGTGTTCCAAAAGCAATACCAAAGGGTTCTGGTAGTGACAAGACTGCTAAAAGAGAGACGGATAAGGAAGCACTAAAAGCAGCAGGAATTGACCCAGATGGAGAACCAAAGGTTGGAGAAGTTAAAAAACCAGAAGGTAATGGTTTAACGGCAGAAGAACAGGCAGAGATATTAAAAGAACAACAAACTGGCACAGTGAAAACTGACGAACAACTCCAAGCAGAAGAAGGTGGTCCATCTAACACTGTTCCAACCGAAGAAGTAGAAACCAGAGAACAACGCCAAGAAAGAGAAGATAGGGAAGCAGCACAGGCACTGCTAGATTCTGGCGAATTCCTGTTCTAAATATCAACACGGAGGAAAATATCTATGAGTTGCGCCAGAGCCGAATCACTAACATCAGGCAATATTATTATATCCGCAGATCCCTGTAAGGATAATACCTTTGCTAGAATAGAAGCATACCTTACTAACTTTTTTGATCGTCTATCAAAGATACAGGGT